CAATCAGTTGCTCGTCGGCATCGATCCACATGAACCAGTCGCCCGTGCAGGCCTGCAGCACCTGATTGCGCGCGCCGGCAAAACCTTCCGGCTGCTCGCTGACCGGGTCGAGCTCCATGATGCGCGCCTTGAACGACGCCGCGATCTCCCTGGTGCTGTCGGTAGTCGTCTTGTCCACGCCGATGACAATCTCGTCTGCGATCGGCCAGACGGAGGTCAGGCAGCGCGCGAGGTCCAGTTCCGCATCCTTGGCGATCATCCCGACCGAGAGCTTCGGCATCGGGCGGGTCTTGCGGATGCGATCGGCGATCGGCCGCTCGCCAGCCTTCAGGCCCTGCACCTTGTCGTAGGCGATCAACCAGTTGCCGAACGGCGTCCCGCGCCCCGTCCAGCCCGCCGCGAGATAGTCCGCGCTGCAGTTGGCTTTCTGGCCCCACACGGCCTGAATGTCGTCCATGTGGAACCGATGCACGTGGCCTCGATGCAGCGGCGTCTTGTGGCCCATCAACTCGACGCAGGCCCCGGACGGGCACGTGTAGACCACTTTCGCGCCCTGCTCGAGCGCCGCCTCGAGCGAGTCGACCAGCAGCGTGCAGTTGCCGACGTGTTCCACGAACTCGCCCACGAACATGCCGTCGAAGGCTCGGCTGTCGTCTTGGGCGATCGTGAACCTGTACGCGCTCACGAACGTGTCCCAGTCAGCGTGCATCTGCTGCGTGTCGAAGTCGTAGACGGTGACGCGCTCGAACGACACCCGATCAGCCACGCCCAACTGCTCGGCAGCCTCGCGCGCCCGCTGGATGTTGCCGTCCGCGAAGTCGACGCCGTGGACCTTGACGTTTGGGTTCGCCAGCGCGAGGGCCAGCGCAAACGACCCGTTGCCGCACGCCACGTCCAACACCCGCGTGGCGTTGGCGAAGTGTGGGATCACGGCCTTGAACCGGCCCGAACCTTCAACTTCCTTGATCGTGTCGAGTGCGGCCGCGGCGTACTGCTCGTCGCTGTGGTCTTTGCCGGCGATCACGTAGTCGCAGAAGTCGACGTTCTTCTGGTGGCTCATCTCCTGCGCGAGCACGCGAGCGGCAACGTGGTCATCCTCGTGTAGCAGTTGCCGCAGGATGCCCATCCGGTTGTTGGCGTAGCGCTCGGCGAAGTACTGCTCGATGTGCGCTTCCCACTCGGCCGCGAGCACCGAATAGTCGTAGGCCTCCGCGTGCTTGCGACCCTTGCTCTGTAGCGCGCGATAGAAGAACGCCTGCTTCCGGCAGCCGTCCAGCATCTGCAGGACGGCGTCGACGCTCTGCCGCGCGTAGGACTCGTCCCGATCCGCATCCCCGCGGATCAACAGGTTCGCGTCGAATGATGGCTTCGCGGTTTCCGGCAGCGCGCCCTTGAGCGATCCGACAAACGGCGTCCCGCAGGCGTTCGCTTCCGTGGCCGCGATGCAGTTGGTCTCAGCAAACGTGCCCACGCCCGGATACCACATGACCGCGGCGTCGCTGATCGCCTGATACAACTGCGGCTTGTTCAGTTCGCCCAGATACGTGATGCCGCCAACTTCGGCGTTGACCCGCTTCACTTCCTCGTCGAACGCCCGGCAGACCTGCCCCCAGCCCGTGTCGTCGTACATGCTGGAGTAGCGGCAGATCTGAAGCGTCGCTTCCGGTGCCCGCTCCTTCAGCCGCGGCCAGAGCGCCAGCAGCGGCCTCAGCCCACGCTCAGGGCGCGAAATGTGGATGATGCGGTTCGGATCCTTGTGGGACGAGGTCGGCACCTGTGACAGGTCGATCCCGTTCCGCGACGCCCAGCCGATCGGCTTCAGTTCGGGCTGGAGGTCTTCCCACTGGTCACGGTGGTACTGCGAGACGTAGGCGATCTGGTCGAGCGCCCACGCCACCGACATGACGCCCGCCTGCATCGAGCCAGGGACGAGCAGATCCTGATTCCAGAGGATCCGCATCCGGGCCTGCACCGGGGCCATGCCGAAGAACATCCATGCCCTCAACGCAATGACCACGTCCCACTCGATGAACTCGTTCATCGGGGCGAAGTCGGCAATCGGATTCCACGCCACGCCGGCCTGGTCGAGTCCGACGGCCTCCTGCGTGATCTTCGTGGTGAAGATATGCACCCGGTGCCCGCGGGCCTTCAGCGCTCGCGCCAGACCCACACAGGCCGACTCAGACCCTCCGAGCGAGGTCTCGCCAGCAATCACCGCAGGGGTGAATTCGACGCTGTCGACGATGAACGCGAACGTCACGAGACAGCCGCCTGTTCGCGGGCAGCTTCACCCTTGCGGCCGGCCAGTTTCTTCTTGAGTTCGCGGTTCTCATCGGTGAGAGCCGCGAGTTCGTCGATCAGCCGGTCGTACGCGTCCAGCTTGGGCTGCACGATGTCGCGCACGTAGGTCTGGAGATTGCGGAAGAAATGCGGCTGCAGCTCGCGCGCGCGGGTGAATTCTTCGAGCTTGGGATCAGGCATGAGTCGCGGGGCCCTTTCTGAAGATGCGGTTGTGTCCGACGTGCCAGCTGCCACAGTCACGGCAGCGATACGAAACGAGTCGAGCCAGACGGCTGGGATGTTCACGGCTGATGGCGCGCATGGAGGCCACGTGCTCGTCAGCCATCTCACGAGACGGGTGCCGGAGTTTCCCCCGGCACCCATGCCGTGCAGTCATCAGACGCGCAGCCGCGCCATCGCTGCCTGGTGGTAGAGCTCGAGTGTGTACTCGCCCACCACCATGCCCTTGGTGTTGTCGCCGGTCTTACCCATCTCCTGATACGTGAAGTTGCGGCTCTGGAGCGGGATGACCGCCAGCCGCTCACGCGGCACGATCAGGAGCTCGGTCGACGGCAACGCGCGGCTGAGGAACACCGTGGCCAGCCCGAACGGGCCCTGGTATTCGCGAATCACCCGCTTGAACTTTTCCTTCTCGTTGCTGTCCTGGACCTTCGTGTCGTTCATGTTGGAGATGTCGCGGAAGAACTGATAGCCCGCGACGATGCCCCACGTCTCGTCCGACCCGGCGCCGTTCTTGTACGCCTCCTGCCAGACGTTGCCGATGTAGAGGTGCGGATTCGCCGTGAACGACGACCCGGTGATCGCCGAGTTGATCGTGGTCAGCTGGGTCCGGATGCCCTGCATCGTGCGCCCACCGGTCGTCACCGTGGAGGTGCCGAGCGAGTTGGCGCCGTTCCACACTCCGCGCAGCACTTCGGACTCGAGCACGCCCGGCAGTTCGCGGAACACCTTCGCGCGCGACTTCTCGTAGGAGTCGCCGCCGAGGTTCGTGACCGCCATCTCGGTGCCGGTGGCCGCGATCTCGAGCGAGAAGTACCCGACGGTGTTCGCGCGCCGCGTGCCGAGCCGCGCCGTGTGCAGCCCCGCATGGTCGTGACCTTCCTCTGCGGTCGGCCACCGCACGTAAATCTGGCCGCCGGCGGCGAGAGACCCGATCACGGTGTTGTCGTAGTTGCGCGCGACCGTGATGGAGTTCGGGCCGACGATGGAGGTGACCTGCATCAGCTCCGGCGCGGCCGATTCGTTTTCGAGGATCGTCCCGACCGTCAGCGCCTCACCGAGTCCGTTCACCTGGAACGACGTGGCCGCGGTCGCGGAGCTGATCGCGGTCGAGTTGATGATGTAGCGCGGGCGCAGGAAGTCCTCGACGAACTCGTGCTTCGTGGAGGTCGCGAAGCTGCCCGAGTCACCGAGCCAGTCCAGGAACGGCGCCTCGTAGGGGGCCAGGGTGCGGATCAGTTCCGAGACGTCCTCACCGACGAGATTCGGCGTGAACATCTTGTTGGTGGAGAGTCCCGAAAAAGCCATGTCTTAGCTCCTCTGGCCGACGGCGCCGCTTACCGCTTGCGCGTGGCCTCGAATAGTTCGTTGATCGCGCCGGCCGAGCGGTCACCCGACTCGACACGCGACTTCGCAGCGTCGACGGTCACATGACCGCCATGTCCGCCGTTGAACGATGCACCCCCACGTGCCCCACCTCCCGCGCCGGCCGCCGGCTTCCGGTGATGCGAATGCCCGTCGAGGTACTCCTTCACGAACGCCCCGATCGACTGGGGCTTGCCCTGTACCGTCTTCGCCGTCCCGTCGCCACTCTTGACGAACGGCTCCATGTCGTCGGTGTAGCCGATCGACGCGTGGAGGATGACTTCGAGCTCGTCCAGCGATTCGTCCCGTGCGCCAGAGGCTTGCGCCGCGCTCCGCAACTGCGCCTTCGTGAGGTCCACGATCTTCGCGTTGCGTTTCTTCAAGGCTTCGGCACGCTCCAGTAACTGAGTGGCGTGCGCTTCCTCGCGGGCCTTGATCGTCCGATCGGTTTCCCGAGCCGCTTCCAGCATCTGCTGCTTGAGCGTCTTGTTCTCCTCGGACTCGCGCAGGTACTTCTCTTTTTCGAGCGGGGCCATCGCTTCGAGCTTGGCTTTCTCCGCTGCGACCGCGGAGGCGATCTGCGCCTTCGCTTCCTCAGCGGCTTTCGCCGCGCCCTTGCCGAATCCCTGCCCGTGCGCCGTGGTCTCGATGCGCGTGAAGATGCCCTTCAGCAACTCCGGCGCGTCGCCGACGATGTCGCCCTTGTCATCGATCTCGAGTTCGATACGTGGCATGTGCTGTTCGTGTCCTTTCCCGATACCTGTCTTGCGCCGATACCTTTGCGATTCCGGTCTTACAGCCGCGCGATCCCTACCGAGGCAGGGTCAATCGTCGCGGTACCGCCAGTGCCTCCAGCCGTCGTGCAATTGACGGGCACGGAGAACTGCGTGCTGCTAATCCGCGTCACGACGCGGCTTCCGTTCGGGTCTGCGTTGGCTCCGGTGACCCCAGCAATCGTCACGGTGTCGCCGGTCTGGAACGTGTGCGTTGCGCTCGTGAACACCGTTGGGCTCGCCTGTGAATTACTCGTCAGCGACACGGGTGGTCCGAGCGCGTCGAGCAGCCGTTGCGTGATGTCGGGGTCGCAGTTCCCGCCGTTCTCCAGCTGCACGATCGTCTCGTCAGAGACGTTCGCGGCTTTCGCCAGCGCGCCCACGCTGAACCCACCGAGCAACCGCCTGGCCTGCAACCCATCGAGGCGATGTCCCCTGGCGCTCGGCATCAGAGTACCGACTGCCCAAGGGTCGCGAGGGACACGCCGAGGGCATCGGCAATCCGCTGCGCATGGTGCGTTTCGACGTTGCCGCCGTTCTCCAGCGTCTGGATCATCAAGTCGCTGACGTTGGCCTTCTTCGCCAGGGACGTGATCGTGTGACCGGCGGATTCCCGCTGGCTCTTCATGTTCGTCAGTTTCGTCGTGCCCTTCTGCGACATCTCAACCCCTCACGGCGCGCTGCAGGCCGTCATTGATCCGCGCGACGACAGCCTCTTCGTCTGCGCGGTCCAACTCGAAGAACGGCCGCTTGACCCGTGCGCGTCCAGCCCCGTCGATCTGGTGAAACGCTGCCTTCTCGGCTGGCGTCTTGGATCGGCTGCGCTGGATGAACGTCGGCCCCGTGCGTTTGGCCACCCTAGTACCGACCGGTCTTCTTGGGCTGCTTCTTCTTCGCCATAAACAAAAAGCCCGGCAGGCTCAACCTCCGAAGAGGGAATCTGCCGGGCTCGTTTGGTACGGACGCCCGAGTAAATTGTGGTGACCCGCGCCCGAAGCCGCGCGAGTTTACACTATCATGTCAACCTTAGCCGCAACGCACGCCGCTGTCAACCACTTTCCGTGGCTGGATCGCCTTCGGCACCCGGACCTTGACCTTCGTCTCAACCGAGTCCACCTGGTGGTCGTTCATGTTGAGCGTGACCTGTCCGCACGGCACACGAATGCCGAGGGCATCAAACAGCGCGGCCGCGAGCTCCTGCACGTCCTGCGACATGGTCATCGCTTGCCCTTCTTCGGGGCTGGTGGGCACATGCGCTGAATCTTGGCCGTGACCGTGCTTGAGGTTTTCTTCGGTGCGCCTGCCGTGCCGAGGTCGTGCCGGAGGCGGCTGTTCGGTATCTTCGTCATATCGTTATCCTGAGAAGCCGAGTTCCACTTCGTCGTCTTCGACCCTGGTCAGCACGATGGCGTTGAGGATCCCGCCGCTGACCGTGAGGTTCACCGGCCCGGAGCCGAGTTCTTCCGCCTTCTTCGCGGCGTAGCTGCGGCTGTACGGCTTAAACGGGCCATCCACACCGATGCCCTGCCGCGTTCGGCGCACAATGCGCTCGCGGATCATCAGGCCGACTTCGCGCATCAGCGCCTTGTCGGTCAACTTAATCTGGTCGAGCGGGCCGAAGTTACGCGTGACGGGCATCGACATCCTTACTCGCCCAGATGGCGCAGAAGTGATACGGCACACGGTGAATCGTTGGCTGCGGAATCCACGTGCCAGCCGTAGGTTCTGGCAGCGAATACCCGCGCGCGACTTCAGACGTTGAGCCCGCCAACATGAACAGCCGCTGCCCGATGTCGCCCGGCGAGTACGTCCGGAAATGCCGCGTCTCCGCGCTCTCCGGATTGCACGGCACGTCGAAGTAGAGGTGCCCGCCCGGCTTCAGCCAGTGTTCCGCCGCTTGCACCGCCTCGTAGTCGCCTGCATCGTTCTTCGGATCGCCGTAGTAGCCCAGCCCGAAATGTTCCAGCGCCCCAAGCATCAACACCCAGTCGAACGACTCGGCCTGGAACAGGTCGGCGTCCCACGCGCAGCCCTGCACGAACGTGAAGCCTTCCGGCCCGTGGCCATCTGGACGCTGCAACGGCCGCCAGTCCATCCCGGTCAGCTTGAGGGACGGATCCGCCTTCGCCAGCCGTGGCAGGAAGTCGGATTCGTTGCACCCGATCTCGAGCACCGACTGACCAGGCAGAATCGGCAGCTGCCACGCCTTGAGCGCCGCCGTAAACAGCATGATCGCCGGGTCGTCCTGCTCGTAGGTCCAGCGTTCGTGCAGGCTCACGAGTGATACACCTTGTCGTCGTGGCAGAACTTACAGAGCCCGTCACGTAGCATGATGGTCAACCCGCCGCATTTCTGGCAGGGCTGGGCCTTCACGCGCTCGGCCCGAATCCGGCGGTGCTCGGCCCCTTCACGGCCGTCGATGACTGGGTCGTTCACTGCCATTTACGCACGGTGACAGCGACAAGATCGCGGCAGGACGTACACACTTGTACGCCAACGAGCTGCATCACGCCGCCTCCCGAATCGCGCGCACGCTGTCCATGATTTCCGGGATCCGCTCGGTCGTCCCGCGCAGATCCTGTAACTCGCTGAACGCTGAGACTTCGTGCCACACATGGCGGCAGTTGAACCCGCCACCAGTCAGAAACACGTTGTCTAGTTGCCCGTTGTCCAACTCGTCAATCTCCGCCCTGGTGTAGACTCGTCCGACGTGGTTCAAACAAAATTCACGCGTCTTGTCGTCGACCGGCCCCATAAAGGCAAAGAGGGTGTTTGGGTCGTCGCCCGCTTGTATCGCCTCTACCTGACGGCCAAACACCGACACGCTGGTGTCGTAGATCGTCCGGATGCGAGCATCGGCCCGGTCGAGGATGTCCCCAAGGTCGTCTCGGAGCCCGCGGCGAGTGTTCCCAGCGAGACTGCCCCGCGCCGCCACGCCGGATAACTGCTTCGACACGTCCTCAGCAGCATCCAGCAGATCCGCGTAGTGCAGGCTCTTCAGGGCTTGCAACTGGAGCTGGCCTTCGAAGCGAATCTCCGTGCCCAGCTTCGCCGCGGCACGTCCTGCTAGCACCCGTGCCGTGATGCCGTCCAGCGCGTCACCGGTGGCGACGTCGGCCAAGTCATCGAACCCTGACACGCGCAAGGCATCTCGGAACCGTGCGCCCAACTGGGCGGAGGCGGCCTGCCTGGTCACGTCGGTGGGTGACGTGTGCTCGATGGCGTCTACAATGGGCGCGAGTCGCCGTTCTGCCTGCCGCAATACGCGAGCGAGTGCGGCTCCGAACCGAGCGCTGAGGCGATCAGCTTCGGCGGCGGTGCGTTCAGCCGCGAGGATGAGGCGGTCGATCGGGTTCGGCATTACGCGGCTGCCTTGTCCTTGAGTGGCGGCTTCGGTGGCTGCGGCTCGCCCTTCCCGCCTGCCTTCATCGCCGCCACGGTCAACTCCAGCCGCTGCTTCGCCTGTTCCGCCGGCGTCAGGTCATCGGGTGCCGCATCGATCGCTTCGTCAATCGCATCCAGAATCGACTGCGGCGCATCCGCGAACCCTTCGAACTTCCGCGCGAGGTGCTTCCGCATTTCCTTGAGGAATAGCGCCGGCATCCCCAGATTCATGGCCGCTTGGGCCTGCTCCAGCACCTTCTCGAACGGGGTCAGGTCGAAGTTGTCCGGATATTTGATCTGGACGTCGTCCTGTTCGAGTTTCTGTTCACCCGTGTCCGCGCCAACCGTCGCCCGATAGAACAGGCACGCCAACTTGTAGTCGGCCTTTTCAAGTTCGTCGGCGTACCCGGACAGGCGCTCGTTCATCTCCTCGCGCTTGATCTTCAGCGAGCCTTCCGCCTCGGCATCCTTGCTGTCGGCTTCCCATGTGAGGGACACGAGCCGATAGATGGCCCTGAGCTTGCGGGCGATCTCCTGGTGGTAGACCTCGACGTTCGCGGCATCTGGGCTGATGTAGCCGGCCGCCGTCCCTGAGAACAGCACGTTTTCTGTGCCTACGGCGTTGCCCATCATGGCCTGCGCTTCGGTGACGTTCATCGCGTCAGGGCCAGTGCCAAGCGGCACGTTGAGGATGCCGAACGTCTGATTGCGCAGGAGTTCCCGGACCTCGCTCACGAGGTTGTAGAGGTCGACGTACAGCTTCGGGTCACCGAGCACGGCCGCGCCAACCTGCGGCTCGAGCGGTCGCCGCGTGGCGAACAAGGGCACAACCGGCAGTTTCCCCATCTGATGTGCGCCACGTTCGACCAACACGCCCCGCTGGTCGTACACCCGCCACTCAGTCGCATCGACAATCCGCACACGCACTTGTGGGCGCCACGGCTCCTCCAGGTTCACCCGCGGCGCGAGTTCGGCAAACTTGATCGCCGTGAGTTCCCCCATGTCGTCGGTCAGCCAGTCCCACACGTCCAAGGGCGTATAGACGCGCAGGTACGGCATCGACTGATCCGCCGCCGTGGAGGGCGTTTCGGCAGGCTGGCGGTCCATGTAGAGGAACACGTGCCCGAACGTCGCCGCGATGTCCCA